GTTTCCATATAAAGAATCCGAACGCTATTGTCATCGCCACAGGTATTCCAAACTGTTCCAATATTGTGATAAAATCCATTTTTCTCCATTACGCTATTCCCATAAAGGGTATTGTATTGCTTTCCATTAAATCGCACATTTGCTCGTATGTGTCTTTTTCTATCTCTACTAAAGCATCTTCTTCACTATAAAATTGTCTTTCGTATTGTTGGTCTGGTATTTCTTTAGACATATACTCGATTAAGATATTTAGTTTTTCGTGTATTGTTATTACATTTTTAAGTAGGATTTCAATTTTTTCTTTTTCTGTCATTTTCGCTTCCTTATTGATTTACTCAATAATTTAACTAATCTATCTTGAAATTCCTTGTAAATTTTGTCGGCAGCACGAGAACTTGTTAAATGTACGCCTCTTGATTTAGCTGTAATAAATTTTCTTTCTGGTGGATTGCCATTTGGTGTTGTTTCATATCCACCGTGATAATGGTATCTAGCGTATGGTTTACCTTTTTTATTATATGCTGTACTTCTTATACCTTTTGGTGTCGCTGTTAGGCTTTTAGACATTTTACCTGTCATAAATAAAGGTTTATCGCCAGAAAACCCTTGTCTTTGTCGCCAATCTATTGTTGATTGCTTTAATGGTGGCATTACTTTACCTGATTCTATAAATCTTTTAGAACTCTCTACAATTTTTTTACCAACTTCAGTATTTAATTGTAAATCTAGCTTTTGTGCCTTAATATGTTTAAGCATTTTAGAAAAATCAACATTATACTTCAGTTCCATCTTCATCTTCATTGTCCTCTTGTATTGGTTGCGTGTTATTTGGTTGATTTTCTTCTAATTTAGCATTGGCTTCTTCTAAAGTCAAGTCTTTATTGTATTCTACCATTAGTTCAGCTTTACTTATTAACCCTAAATTTAATCTGTGGTTGTCTAATGCTATTTGGTCTTGTACTGTCATTGGATATTCAGGCTCATTAAAGTCTATTTTTAGCTTTTCAGGCATAGATATACCAAAAAATTGTCCAATTTTACGTTCTATTTGGTACATTTCGTGCTCATATTGTGTCCAAAGAGCTAAATCGTCTTGATAATCCTCAAATCTTTCTAAATCTTTGATTTTTAGAGCAATACCACTAGGTGTTTCACCACCATCTTGTGCAAATTGTACATATAAGTGGTTATTTTGTGCTACAAGCTCCATTTGGAACTTAACATTTTCTATAACCTTTTCAATATCACCTGCTGGTGATTGTATTGTGTAATTTGCGTCAGAAGGTAGCTCTAATATTACATCTGAGCCAAATCTTTGTCTATTTCCTAAATCTGCACCAGTTACAACAGGTTGTCCAAACATTTGAAATCTCAAACCTAGTTGCATTTCAGTCATAGTAATATTTATGTGTTCATTTGCACTAACTATATCATTTGCACCTTCTACAAAGAAAGAATCGCATTGATGTTCTCTATGTGTAAAAACAAAAGGCAAAATACCATATCCGTGCTGTTGTTCGTCTAAAATATCACCACTTTCATTAAATATAATGAATCTTTCACTATCCCAATGTATATATTCGCACTCATCTGTATTTGTAGCGTCAGATGTATAGTGCATTAATGGGTATGTAAGAGAAGAAGGTTTAAATGGGTCATTTTCAAAGAAAGGGTGATAGTAATATATAGGTTGATAGTCAAAGTAAGGCATTTCGCCATCAACATACATAATTCTAGTAGCAATAGTTCCAATAAGACGTGTCATTCTTTCTATGTGTTTCATTTTTGAATCTTTTAGTGCGGTCAAATCATTATATCTTTTATTTACGTTCCTATCAGCACCAACTGTGTAAATTCTTGACATTTTATTAATAAATTTCTTTGTAATGTTAGATTGGTATGGAGGAACTTCTCTAAACGCCTCTAAATCAAAATTATCTGCTATATAATCAGCAACATTGTTGCCATTATAGTAATCTAACAGTTTATTTACATAACTTTCTCTATATTGGTGATTTCTCACCTTTAAATGTTTCAGACTTTCTTGAATTATGTCTGCTTCGCTATACATCATCTTTGCCTCACTTTTATCTCTCTGTTTTTCATTGGAAAATGGTTAATAAAAAAATATCTCATCATATCACAACTATGGTCGTGGTATCCGTCTTTTAATGGTTCTTGTTTTAATGGTTTACTTTCTTGTGCCTCTGGATACCTATAACTTTCTAAATCTTCTGCCATACCTATACAATTATTGTTTAAATGTAAGTATCTTTCGCCATTGGCATTTTCTATAAAACTTCTAACGTGATTAACACCTGCACTTATGCTTCTTGATGCTTTATCAGTTATTGTGTTTACTATAATGCCTTTTTTTCTAAAAATTTCTATATCTCCTACGCCTGATTGTCCTTGTGCTTGTAATCCTGCTGGGTCGCCATAATATTTAACGACTTTATAGCCTTTTGCTTTAATTCTATCTGCTAACTCATCTGTTTTTATATTAGTTTCGTGAATTATCTCATCAATCATATTAATATGCCATTCACCATTTACTCTGTGCGTTTGAAACCAGCCGACACTTGGCATACGATACCCAAAATCAATACTACAAAAAGTAGGAAGGTATGGATTATAAGGATAGTAACCGACATCAAGATTCCTATCAAAAGGATAAACCCTACCTTCAAAACTTGTAAACTGTGCTCCATACTCTTGGTCAAAAAGCTCTTTAGCCATATTACGCTTTCTTTCAACAAGAAACCTGTCGTCTTGACCTTCAGGAAAAGCAAAACCATTATCCCAAGATGGTGCTTGATGTGATTCCCAAAGTTCATCACTTTTTCCCAATAAGAACAAATCATATAACCAATTAAACCCTTCTGGCGTTGATATGAAAACAGCCTTTCCTTTTCTATCAGATAATGTGGGAGATAAATACATATCCCAAATTCTAGGTCTTACTTTAGCTGCCTCATCTACTATTAATAGATCCAACCCTTCACCTACAAGTGAATCAGGGTTATCAGCAGATTTAGCTTCAACTGTAGTTCCCCATTTGAATTTGATATATCTTTCTTTCTCAGAAGCCTTGATAATATCGTTTTGATGTCCTTTTACCATTTTATCCCACACTTCTCTGAACATCAAGTCGGCTTTATCATAGGAAAGTCCTACAAGCCATATACGTTGATTCGGCTGGGAGGCGTAGAATGTCGCTTCCATAGCCGATGCCGTAGTCTTCCCGAAACGCCTCCCACAAACCATTACAAAAAACCTAGCAGATTCTTTGGTAGGAAAATGCAGTTTACGCTGACCCTCGTGTGGCGTATACCCTAAAAAATCAAACCATTTTTGTTTATAATTATTTAAAACTTGCATTTTAATACCATTCTAATTTAAGTTACGAAGTATGACAAAAGCAAGATATTGTATTTTGCAATTTTTATTACACAATATATAGGAGGGCAGTATGTCCGAAGAAAACAAAGTATCAAACGAAACAGTAGTGGAGCAGGGTACAGAGAATGATACTCAGGAAACAGCTCAGAATGAGTACATAGCAGAAAGCAAGAAGTATAGAAAAAGAGCACAAGAAGCTGAAACTAAGTTAGCTGATTTAAAAAAACAATTAACTGCACAAGAAAATGCTAAACTAAAAGAAAAAGAAGAATTTAAAACACTTGCTGAAAAGTTTGAGCAAGAAGTTAATCAACTGAGTCCTTTTAGAGATAAGTATGAAGCGTTAGTTGAAAGACAAAGAACTTCTTTGTTAGAAAAGCTACCTGAGGACCAGCGAGAAAAATTTTCAAATAAAGACATAGACGTTTTAGAGTTTATGGTATCTGAGTTAGGTTCTAAAACTCATACTGAGCCTCAAGCTCGTGCTACTGTCAAGTCAAAAAATAGTGCAGTCAAAGATTGGACTAAATTAGACGCTAAAGACAAAGCTAAGAACTGGGCAGATATTATAAAGTCTTATAAAAAATAACTACCCTACTAGAAGGTCGTTTGACAGTTGATAGAGGGTATAGATTGGAGCAAATCAAATGGCTTATACAAATACAAGAGTTGGTACAGCTAATACAGATTTAGACGATTTCGTCCCTGAACTGTGGGCAGAAGGTATCAATAATTACATAGAAGAACAATTCGTTCTAGCTAATATAGTAGACACATCTTTATCTTCGTTAGTAAAACAACGTGGTGATGTTGTGCATATTCCTTTAATGACAGAAAAATCTGCAACAGCAACAACCCCTGCTGATTTTTCTAACTTAACCGACAACCTTACATATCATTCTAACAATGATGATGAAAAAACTATCACAGTAGATAAATTGTACTATTCTGCACAAATTATTTCTGATATAGCAAATGTTCAAGCATCACCTGAATTTTTTGATATGTACGTTAAAGGTATGGGTTACTCTATCGGTAGAAAAGTAGAAGCATTAATTGCTGATGATATTACTGGCTTAACTGTTGGTAATACTGTTGAGCAACCTTTAAGTGCTAGTAATACTTTTGCTGCTGCTGATATGGGTAATGTGTTAAAAGTGATGGCACAAAATAACTTTGACCCAACTGCTGGTTGGGCAATGGTTGTTAGTCCTACACTATACGGTTCAATGATGCAAATTACTAACTTTACATCTGCTGACTTTTCAGGTTCTGGTGGACTTGCAGTTAAAGGTGGTAGAGGTTTAGTTGGAACATTAGCAGGTATGCCTGTTTACGTTTCTAACCGTATGAAAGAAACAGCAACAGATAACCATATTGCTGGTGCTATATTCCAGCCTCAAAATGCTAAATTACTTTATCAAATTGAGCCTAAAGTAGTATCAGAATACTCTGTTGATTTCTTAGGAACTAAAATTGCAGCTTACACAGCTTGTGGTTTTGATTTCGTAAAAGACGGAGAAATAATTACTTTAACTAACATAGGTTAATAGTAATATATAAATCAAAAAGGGGGGTGTATTCCCCCCTTTTAAACATAGGAGAATTATGGCAAAATATAAAGCAAAACATACTTGCGTAGGTTCTATACCTTTTTGGGTTGGTGATTTAGTAGGTATTGATAGTTATAATAAATTAAATGATGGTGGTGAAGTTAGTATAGCAAAGCCACAACCACAAGTATTAGAATTTTTAGAATTTGTAAAAGAAGAAAAGGTTTCAAAAAAAGAAGCTAAAGAAAGTGAGAAAGAATAATGGCTATAACAGTTGATACTATCTTGCATAGTGCTACAGATAAAACAAAGTTAGAAGGTAACGAATCATCTAGTGCAGGTGTTTTACCAAAAGACATATCTACTCATTTGGCAGATGGCGATACAATAATATCTATTTCTCATTGTTATATTCCTCATTTTCATCAAGTTTTAACAACTATTGTTAAAGATTCTGATTAATGTCATTAATAGATAGTATTAAACAGCACGAAGGTTATGTGGGCGTAGTCTATAAGGATAGTCTAGGAATAGATACTATAGGCTACGGCTTTGCCATTAAAGATTTAGAATTAGATAGAGATATATGCGACA